GCCATACAGATTGCGACTTCGTGAGGCTCGATGTTACGTTCAAGGTAGGCTGACCAGAGTTTGGCAATTCGAAGGTGATTGAGAGCTGCCAAGCCGTAATCTTTGCCTCGGTCTCGGATAAGGTCTTTGGCTTCGTCAAGGATGTCATCAGCGCGCATTTTCACTCACACGCTGAGAGTTCTTGCCTACTACTAAACCTTCGCGCTTTCCTTCTTGAAAGCCCTTGCCCCAGCCGACGATAAACCAAAGCACATTAGCAACTATTAATAAAACAATGATTGGTACTTGTAAATCCATTTTGTTACTCCCGATTCCGTAGCCTGGGTTGGCTACTGGATTACGGTCTCACACTTGGCAGACATTTACACGTTTATTTTGATAACGAAACGGTAACGATTTATAAGCACAAAGCCCCCGCGGTCAAATCGCCAAAAATGTCGCGGAGGCTATGGCGGACAACCAAATACCTAGGCACTAGCCAACGTGGGCTAATCTATTTGGTCGTAAGAAAAACTATACACTATCGAGCCCTGCCGTATGACTTTCCGGCGACGATGAACGTGCCATCCTTTTCGATGTTAATGATATCTACCTGGACTTTGTTCTTGTTTACGTACATGATGGCGAAAGCCTGTTGCCAGTTCGCTACCCCTTTTGTGTACGCCGCTTGCTTAAAGTCCATAAGGTTTCCAACCTCGACACCATGCAGGACACGCCCAATACGTCCTCCTGAGGCCTCTGAGAAGGCGCTACGCCCTGCTCTGTGAGTATGTCCTGAGATGACGTTCTTGCCATGCCTACGAGCCGCTTCTAGGGCTGATAAGCCCCCCTGTGGCTTGATGGGTGTGTGATCCCCATGTACTGCAATCCAGTTAGGAGCAATAGGCATCGGATTCTTATGGTATGTAATGCCCAATTCATCAAAGCGCATAAATTTCTCAAAGCGCAGCTCTGGCAAAGCGCCAAAGGCAGGCACCTTAGCCATAATAACGTTATACAAACGATCCGTATGATTCGATCTTATGCAATCTGTTACGCCCAATTCCCACAATAGATCGACTGCTTCATTGCGATCATCATCTAGGGTCTGTGCGTAGCTGCCCATGCGACCCTCTTCCCACTTGCTAATCTGGGGAAGGTCAATCTCATCGCCAATAGTTACTACTTGGTCGGGCTTAAACTTCTTGATGAAACTAGCAAGGTTGCGTGTGGCAACCCTGTCATGATAGGGAACTTGTAAGTCTGAGACTACAACAATTCGCTTAATCGTCATCCTCATCGTCCTCGTAATCCCCAAACTTGTCGGGGTCGATTGGATCGGGCAAGATCCAGCCAGGATAAGCCGTTGGTTCGATGATAATTCCTAACATGGTTTCCTCATCAAAGCCAGCTTTTCTAAGGCTTTTAGCAAACTCATACATACCAATACAGTAAGCATCTAAAGCTGAGTAGCCCTCATCCTGTAATTGTTTAGTTGCTTTTCTTGCCATGTGGATAAGTGTCCCTTACTTTTTCAATAACTCCAAGATAGCCTCTTGGCGTGTCTCTATTCTTGCCAATCTGTCAGCGAGAGATGATCCACCATTCGGCGTAAGAGTCCACAACCAACCGCGAACCAGATAACGCAAACCGCCAATAAAAATAGCAAGCGTCGAGGCAATAGCGAGAGTAAATCCCGCCCATTCATTCGCGCTCACCGCATACCATACGAATCATCTTTAGGATTCAACCAACGTAGAATCGGTGGGATAACCGCTAATGCACCGGCATATGCGATGCTCTTAGGATCAGTCTCTCCGGCAGCAACAAGTGCAAGGGCTGCAGTTACGAACGCTCTCGCCCATGTTCCCAGCATCTTTATTAGGTCTTGGCTCATCTGTTCCTCCTAGTAATGGGATGTTAAAAAACTTTGAATCCGTGTCGCCAGCCTTCGTAAAACTGATGTGGATGTGGCTGGTGTGTGGATTGACTCCTGTGTATTTGCGCCATTTCCAGAGGCTTCGAGGGCTTGCAATCTTTTTGTCAAAAATGACATATGCAATTCGTTTATCTGACTTGGCGAGAGTTCGAATCTGGTCGGCAATGTAAGCAGCTGTATTGGCTGACTTGTCGAAATCAGCATCGAGATCGAGAGCGCGGACGTACCCTGTATGAACGTCAGGGTTATGATCGCTTTTTCGTGCCGAGTGCCGAGCATCTCCGATTGTGCCGTCAGAGTCACGCTTTCGGTCAGGATAAGCATCGTCTGCCTGTTCTCTTAGTTGAACAACCGACTTAGATAGTTTTGGTTTCATGCAAGTAACAAAGCTGCTTCCTCGGCAGTAAGACCTAGACGATCTAGGACTTCCTGCTTGGCCTCAGCCTTTGCCGCAGCTTCTGCTTCTGCCGCTAGGCGTTCTGCTTCTGCCTGTGCTGCCGCTGCTTCATTGGCTGCGATTTCATCGGCTGTCAATGGACGCTCGATGACCTCGCCTGTTTCGCAGTTGATTTCGATTGCTGTTGTCATTGTTGCTCCTTATGAGTTCTTGATGCCGTATAGATAAAATGATGAACCTGATTGAATGGTGCCACTATCTACTGGGTTTATTTGAATTGAACTAATTGCTGTGGTATTAACAAATAATGCAGCAAATACAGATCTGTAAGCTTCAGTAGCATTGTCTTCTGTAGCAGTATCAAAAAACACTGGTTTGTTAGTTGAACTAGTGTAATTTGGAATGTAAAGTTCAGCACTGGAAAATGTGTTACTTGTCGCACCAGAAGCATTTACACTAAGATTGTAGTTAAAGTAATTTAGAGTTCCTCTCGATGAACCCACTGTGCTGCCATTACCATAAAGGCGAGTTCTAGAGTAAATTGTTCCAGTATTAGAATTAAATCTAGCAGTCATAGCAGCAGCTACGCCACCTGCATCATTTCTATACGATATCTTCAACACTAAATCCGTATAAGTGTCAGGAATAGCAGAAAAAGTAACAGATGCAGCAGAACTGCTAAGGACATTGGATGAGATGAGTGTGTAGGTACTAGGCATTTTTTATCCCATACAGAGTCGCAGTTGTGCCAGCATTAAAATTAGTAGAACTTAACGTAGACAAAGCAATAGTATTTATAGCAGAAGTAGATTTCCATAAATCTACAGTTCTAAATACAGTACCACTTCCATTTTCATCATCAGAAAGCGAACATAAAACAGTTTTGTATGTTGAATTAGCATAAGAAGCAACATCCATTGTCACAAAAAATGGAACAGTTCCACCAAAGTTTTGATTGCTAAATCTTATTTCCTGTATTGATGTAGCTCTAAATGCGCTAGCAGAACCATCTCCGACAAGACCAGTAACAGAATAGTTAGATCCAGTATCAGAATTAAATCTTGCTACTGGTCTATCGCTAGAGGCTAATCCAGAAATGTTTAACACTACTCTTAAATCAGTATAGGTAGCAGGGATGCTGCTAAAAGTAATAGATGCCGCTGCACTACCTAAAGTCGTGGTAGCGATTGGCTCGTATGTTGCTGGCATTTACGCTCCCTTAATTCCGTATAGTGAAAAGGTTGAACCTGATGCAATGTTTACTGAAGTTAAACCTACTGTCAAACTAGTAATTGCATTTGTGTTAAACCAAGCACCTGATGAAAGTATAATTACAGCATTTCCATCTGTTTGTTTTTCATTGCCTGTAAAGGTTCTAACTGTTTTATTTTTTGTTGTTGATGCGTAATCATGAATGTCTATTATTGATGCTGCGTAAACATCAGTGCCACTTGTAGTTCCTGGCATGTAGCCGTAGCCGTATTGAGTTAGACTACTTCCACCTAAAGCTCCCGGTGCTCCACCATCAAAGGAATAAATCCAATGTCGAGAATAATTAGAACCAGTATCTCCATTAAAATTAATCTTGGCATCTGAAACACCTGTAGCTGCTAAAGATCTAGCCAAAATGCGTAATTGTAAATGTTGGTAAGTACTAGGGATGCTGCTAAAAGTAATAGAATTACTTAAACCATTTGCTGTAGCCGTAGCAATAGACTCGTAAGCCGCACCACCGCCACCTGCGCCAGATGCCGCTAAAATACCCAAAGGAATAAATGACATTACGCGACAATATCTCCAACTAGAACCCAAAGGTTTGCTGATCGCTGGATCAAAGTAGCTGCTGACCATTGACCAGTTAGTTTCAAAGCTGCGCCTTTTGAGTTAATTGTTACTCCGGCTGTTGGTGAGATTGTGACCTGACCTGCACCTGCCTGCAATAGATCGATGCGAGTACCAACTGGAAAGTTTACACTGCTATTGAGCGGGACTGTAAGAGTAATTGCTGATGCGTTGTTTAGATCTACTAACTTGCCAGCATCGGCTAAAACAAGTGTATAAGTTGTGCCAGTCTGGGCGTTACGTGTTGCTGTTGTAAGTCCAGTAAATACGGTTGAGTCGATCGAGGAGCCAAGGGTACGGATCGCAGCTGCGCCGTCTTTGACCAGATCAGTATCGTCTGGTGTCTCCCAAGAGTAGTTAGTTGTGCTTGCCATTTATGCTCCTTATATCAGGCTACTATTGTAGCGTTAATCCATTGTAGGTCGGGGTTAATTGTGTTCCAGTATTCAGTTGCAGGCACTCCGTTCCAGCGCATAGCCTGGAGGCTGTAAGCCGTTGGAGATACCGTCATGGTCAAGTACAAAGCGTTATAACCAGCGCTAAACGTCCAACCCTCTACAAAGCCCTGAAACTCGCCGTTGGCGATGTTGTTAGGCAGTTGGGTGATATTGACTGGCATACCCATAAAGACCTCTAGCAAGGAGTCACGGTCTGCGTCATCGATTTCAGGGCTAGTAAGCGGGAAAGTAATAGATCTAAACTGAGCCTCTGGAAAGGCTCTAAGGGTTAAGTAAAACTCAGCCTGAGCCAAAGCATCATAATCATTTTCTAATGACGTTTGGATGTTGTAAGCCTGTTGCCCATAAGTAGCAATCGAGTCTGGATCTGACGCTGATTCTTGCTGCCCATTCTTATAGGTGATGGTGACGTTATTGCGGACATCGCCTGAGCGCTTAGATGTGCGGATGCCACGTGCTAGGGCATGGTTGCCAGTTAGATCCACATAGCCATTCTCGGACAGGTAGGTATTGCGTCTAGTACTGTCGGCATACCCAATGCGACCCTGAGAGTCCTCGTACAAGTAGCCAAGTCCAGAGGTAGCAAGAGAAGCTGCAAGAGTGTAAATATCTGTTGTGTCAGCTGCGCGAGCCGCTAACTCGTAATCGCCTGGCTGATCGATGTCACCTAGTCCAGAGTTCTCAGCATCTGCCCAGGTTGTTGTGGCTTCATAAGTTGCCCAAGTTGTTGCAGCGGGTACTTCGTTCCACGTATTAAACAAGGCTTGGCTTAAAACTGTGTAGATCTGGTTGCCGTCAAAGTCTTTGCTTAAAACGCCCTCTGTGAGGGTTTTAGGCAGTTTTGACAAGGCACCCAAGGCAACTACCTTAATGACCTCTGAAATGCCGTTAGAACCCGCTTGGGTGACTTCTACGTCTATGTCTGTTACAAAGCCACCAAAAAGGTTTACAAAGGTGCCAGTTGAATCTTTAACCTTAATAATCATTTGGTCATTGATATCCATAACAATGGGTGACTGGTCAAGGTTGATAATCTCAACATTGCAGTAACCAGCGTAAGGCTGAGAATAGATATCTTGGCGACCGGATGTAATCGTCAGGTTGCTAAGCGTTAGGTTTGTGTAATCCCCACCGCCATTAATAGTTACATTCCACTCGGGAGTCCATTGGGTCATGCTACAAAGGCTCCGGCAGTTCCACCGCCACCGCGGTATGAGGACTCGTTAATAATCTCTACGATCTGACGGGCTACGCCTTCTTTGTCCAAGGCTCCGGTTACGTTGATGTTGTAAACAGGTGCCATAGATGCAGACTCAGCTGCTCGGAATGATCCAGCGTTAAATGAGCCGATAGCGCTAGATGCCATTGCTGCGGTAGTTGCTACTCGACCTACTGAACCGCCTGAAGTTGTAGCACCATTAGTTGAACCGCCTGTACCACCAGTTGATGAAATTGTAGGAGCAGTAAAAGATGGAGTCGTGACTCTAGGCGCTGAAACTGATGGCTGGGTAAATGTTGGCTTAGATATGGTTGGGATGTTTGGCAATAGCGGTACTGAATTGTAAGCCTTAATCATGGCGTTAATGCCATCGATCGCAGCTGAAACCATTGTACGAATTACATTGATGATCCCGCCGATAATGTCAATGACACCGCCTGCAACCTTGGCTACGAATGAGATCGCTGCGCCAAGGGTTACGGTAAAGACTGGAACAATAAAGTCCACGATAAAGTTGCCTAGGGCTTGAAATGCGTCTTTGTTGCGCTTGATTGCATCGATGATTGGGTCAAAGAGTTTGGCAAACTTTGTGAAGTTAGGCACGACCTTATTGACGATAATGTCAATCAACTTCTCGATGATTGGCAACAATGCCGTACCGATACTTTCAACGCCTTCATCAAAGGCAACCTTGAGGCGATCCATACGACCTTGGAAGGTCTGAGCATTGGCAGAAGCTGCGCCACCAAAGAGATCGCTTAGACGAGACTGCACATCGGTAAATGACATGGCTTTGAGTTCTGTGGCGGATAAGCCAACACCCAAGCGTCCAAGGGATGTTGTGTTGCCGTCATAGGCTTTACTTAACGCATCTGCAACGCCTTGTAATGGCTTGCCTGTCTGCGTAGAGATATCTAATGCAAGACTGAGTAAATCCTGAGCCTTACTGACTGAGCCTGTTGAAATGGCAAGACGTGAAAGGGCTGGGCGCAGTTGATCATCTGCCACGCCTGTAGCGCGAGCCATCTTGTCAATCGAATCCTCAGTAGCTGCGATTTGTGCCTTGGTAGCACCAGTTGCCTTCTCTAATGATTCAGCAAGTCGTAACTGAGATTGTTCGTCAGCGATTGCAGCTTTAACGCCATCAACGCCGATCTTTAGTGCATAAGCAGCGGCGGCAGCGGCAGCGGCGGCAAAAGCGGCTCCTGCAATTTTGCCAAACTTTTCCATTTTGCCAGCGGATGTTTCAACATCGGCATTAGCTGCTTTTAATTTCTTATTGAGATCATCGACATCGCCAAGGATCGAGAGTTTGAGCGTTCTATCCTTACCGGCCATTATGTCCACTCCTTCAATATCTTGCTAAATGCTTCCTCCCATTGCGCCACAATTTGAGGCTGAATTCTGCGAAGGGTTGGAAATATAAAATAACCTTCATTGCCTTTTGCGCCGAGTCTTGGACTACGCATTGGAAATTGCTTAAACTTTCTTGATCCAAACTCCATTGGTCCCCAAAGGATTCTGGTCGATCCGCCACCGCTAAACTTCTGACCAGCAAATCCATAACTGAATTCACCAATCTTGGAAGACTTGCTTATTCGAACTCCCTCAGCAATACGGCGAGCAGCAATGCCTGAAACTTGGCGGCTTGATGCTGCGATCTTAATCTGTTGAGAAGCATATTCAGCAAGAGCAGAACTTTCCCTTTTAGCTGCGTCTGTGGCTTCCTCAGACATTGCTTTGAAAGCCTTGGTAATACCGCGTAGATCTGTTTTGTCATAAGCGATCTTGACTTCATCTGCCATCCGATCGCTCCTTCAAAATATCTATCGCCGTTAATATGTCGTCTGCATCCTCCCAGTATTGCATCGGTATCCCCGTCTCTATTGCTAGATTGACGAGGATCCGCCTTATGCTTCCTGGTTGGTGGCTTTTGGGGTATCGTCTCCGACTGTTACATCAGCAACGGTCTCAGACCAAA